GTGGAAACGCGGGCATCAGCTTACTACCGTGAAAGATTATAAAGCTGGTATCCGCACTCAGTTGTGGTATCAAAGGAAATCAGGTGATGTGACAACGTTTATCGGTAATACCCTGATTATAGCTGCCTGCATGGCAAGTATAACAGATCTAGACAAGTGCGTCAGGGCCGCTTTTTGCGGCGATGATTCAATCGTGCTGTTCCCGAAAGGAATGGAGTATAGGTCTACTATGGAACTCGCAGCTTTGCAATGGAATTTCAATGCCAAATTGCTTGTAAAGAAAACAGGTTACTTTTGCGGCAAGTTCATAGTGATGCATGAGTCTGGTTGCAAAGTGTTCCCCGATCCTTTGAAGGTAATAACCAGATTGGGAAATAAAAACTTGAAGGATGAGGAGCACATCGAGGAAATGCGCGTGTCATTAATGGATTTAACGAAGAGTTATGGTAACTCTGCTTATGTCCATCTTCTTGACGACGCGTTTAATGAAGTGTATGCCGGGGGAGGTTCGTGTCAGTACGTTTTGAATTGCTTGTGGAAGATAATAACTGACAGGAATTTGTTTAGGGACTTGTTTGTGATAGTTGATAATGGCAGCCGCTCCGACCGAGTTGGAAGGCAAGGATCAGAAAGCGACCGCGGAAGTCGTCGAATCGACCGATGCGGAAAACAAAACAGCAAACAGTGCACTATCAGTGCCCCAGGCAGTTCGGAAAACCGCAGCCACTGCAGATATGCGGAAGGAGTTTCTAAAGCCGAACAAGTACAGAGAATGGGTGGAGAAATTAGGGTTGACCGCTCCGAAGTACAAACTCATAACGTTCGACATAGCTTCGAACATGAAGGACGTTGGAGTCACCTTCTTAGATGTTTCGAAAGAAATTGGGAATGTTGAGAAAAATGGTTATAAGTACTTTTATTTAATAGGTGTAGCAATAAATGGCACTTGGTTGGTACCAGAAAAGGCCAATGTAACCGCTGTGTTTTGTTTATTTGATACTAGGATGACCAACGTAACTGCGGCCAAGGTAGCGGCCGTCACAGCAAAGGCAAAGAATGGGGATTTCAGAATGGTTACCAGACCGAATTACCCAGTATCCGTGAGGGATTTCAAGAAGACCAGCTGGGCACTCGCCCATTGGATCGAGTCTAAGGACGTCCGAAATGATGTGGACGTAACAGCCTGTGAAATAGGATTTTTCTATTCACTGAGCAAGACGGCGATCATGAGTTCACTAAGGGAGGGTCTCACGGACGTTGGTTTTGATGACAATGGAAGGATATCTGGTACGATTTCTGAAGATAAGGTTGAAGAGCTGTGTAGTAAAATGGAAGTACAGAATCAACTTTATCAGTTAGGAATAGTTAATAGAAAGAATATTCATAAGCAGAATGCTGAAAAATTTAAAAATAAAAATGAGGTTGTAAGACATGGGGATGGAGAATCTGAAGCTGGAACTAAGTTGCAGCAACAATTTGAAAAACTCCATGGCTTACACTCCGATAAGTGATAATACTATAGTGCTATTTAGTAATGCTTGGTTTGATGCTAGTAACTTACTAAATATACTAAATAATGCTTTGGGAGATTCTTTTCAAGTGCAAGTTAATCGCACTGACTTAGCAAACCTTTTGAGGGGCGCGATGGTTAGTGTGGTTAATGCCACGACTAGATTTCCTGAACGTGTGCATGTATATAGGTATGATGATCAAATTAAGGTTGCCGTGAACAACATACTTAGCGCTGTGGACACTAAGAATCGTGTGGTAGAAGTTGCTGACGGTTCTGCTCCTAGTGCTAACGTAGAGCTGAACGCGGTTCGCAGAACGGATGACTCAACTGTAGCCACTCGTAATGCGATAACGAACCTTATAGATCTACTTATACAAAGGACAGGCTATTATAGCCGTTCAAGTTTCGAGTCAACTTTTGGGTTGACTTGGACTGAATAATATATTAGTATAATAATATATGTTCAATAAACCACTCACGGTTATGTGAGCGTGGTCGCAACGATATGCGATAGTGTTTAGTTGTCCACTTAAATCGAACAACAAAACTCTGAAGATTGGATCTTGCCTATGAATGACGGTGTGACGTTCAGACATAGTTCTTCAGTTTTAAGCAAGGGGGTTCGAAGCCCCCCTTACCCCGGGTTAGGGGCCCAAAA